AAAACGGAAGACGTGGCCCTGGACAAAAAAGTCCTGGAGGAAATCGTGGCGGCCGGGGAAGGGATACCCCGCGACACCTTGAAAATACTGGACCAGGTGATAGACCTTCCGACTGTTGAGGATCAACTCCGGGCTATCCCCCAGGCCCTCGTGGATGATCCGGACGTCAAGGCACTCATCGACGCACTACGAAATTCGAAAAAGTGGGGACAGATAGCTCCCATAATCAAGGAAGCCAAGGCCCCCCCGGAACAGATTCGGCAACAGGTCTTACGTTATTTCACCGCCGTCCTATTGGGAGGGGACAACGCCCGAGCGGCCTTGGTACTGGATTGCTTCCTGGAACGGCCGTTTTATTCGGGAACCAAGGCCGAACTGTCCCTGGCCTGTTTCAATGTCGTAACTCCCGGTTAAATTTAACCTACGGGCCTATAATTTAGGTAGGAAGGACGGAAGGAAAATGGTAGAAGAAAAGGATTTTTCTGAGGAACTGGCGATTGATCCCTATACCCTGGAAGAAGATTGCCTTCAACAACCCGGATTATACCGGAAATACTCGCTCCTTTTTGAAGAAGCCCAGGTAACTCTTCACCAAAAGGAAGAGCAACTTTCCATCCTCAAGACGGAAACTAAGGATGACTTGGAACGGACCTACGCGGAACTTTACAACCAGGCCGTGGGAACGAAGGAACCGGAAACAATCGGCTTGGTAAAATCCACCGTGGACGCGGTAAAGTCCTGGATAATGACACATAAAGAATATATCACCGCCCAGGACTATTGGAATACCGAACGGGAACGGCTTTACAACGAGTACCTGGAAGCACGGTCAGCAGTAGGTTGGTTTCGTTCCGCACTCGAAAGTATTAAGCAACGCCGGGACCAATTGGGAAACCTGGTTCAACTCTGGCATGACCAATACTACGTAGGCCCCCCGCTCCCCCGCGATATTCCGGCCGGGAAACGATACGGCGACCGTCAGCGGGAAGCGGGGACTAACCAACAACGGGCGGGACTCAACAAGGACGGTAAACGAACAAGGACGGCTTAAATGGAAGGGTGGGGCGATTATTTGTATTGGGTAATAGCTTGGGGCCTCTGGCTGGTCGTAGTTTATACTACCAGTCGGATAGCCGGAAAAGCATGGTTCAAATCCAAAACAGAACAAGAGGAAAGGAGTTTTTACAGAAATGGGTAATCCGAGTGACCGGCGCCAGGGGTTGAAAGACCGCCAGCGCACCGAGTATGACAACCGGGAATCCAAGCGGCCGGGGAGCGCATGGAAACCCATAATCGACACTTCACAATTCGGGGAAGTCTCTTGGTACAAGCAGGAAAAAACGAATACCTGGGTCAAGTTAGACCTTCTCCCCTACGAAGTGGCCACCGAAAACCACCCCCAGAAACTCAAACCGGGGGATATCGACTACAAGTTGGAAATCGCCGTTCACCGAAACATCGGCCCCAACAAAGACCGGGTTCTTTGCCTGAAGACGGTCGGTGCCCGTTGCCCGATCTGCGAGGAACGGGACAGACTCCGAGAAACCGGCGCGGAAAAGGCACTCATCGACGCACTCAACACCAGTATCCGTTGTATCTACAATATGATTGACGTGGATGACCCGGATGAAAAGATTCAACTCTGGGAAGTCCCCTTCGCAACCTTCGAAAAAGATTTACTCCTTTCCGCCAACACCAAGGAAACCGAGCAAATCACCTTCGCAGACTGGGATGACGGCCGGACAATCCGGGCCTACTGTGAACACCAGAAAAAGGGCGGAAACTTTGAATTCGACCAGTACAAAAACTTCGAATTCCTGGAACGCCCAGCCTTCGGTGAAGCCATCCTTGATGAAACCTACCCCCTGGACGCCATGCTCGTCATTCCGACGTACGATGAAGTATATGAACTCTTCTTTTTCGACGCGGACGGCGGACCCGGTTCTTGCGATACCCCACCCCCAAATCAGGAACCGCCCCGAAGCCGGGGACGCGGACGGGGGGCCGGACCTTCCGAAACTCAACAGGGCGCCAGCCCCGGTGGTCGTAGCCGCACGCGGGGTCCGGACCCTGGACCGGAAGATGCGGGGCCGGGTCAGGCCGCTCCCGGACAACAGGAACCGCCCCCCAGAGGTCGTGGGCGCGGGGCCGCTCCCGGTGCGCCGCCGCAACAGGAAGCCCCGCCCCGAACGGATGGGGATTTCTCCTGTCCGGGTGGGGGAACATTCGGCGTGGATACCGATGCGCTTCGGGAATGCCCCCGGTGCGATATTTGGCAGGACTGTGCCGATGAAAAGGACCGGACGGCGAATACCCAACAGCAAGCCGGACCCCCGCCAGGCCAGGAACCGCCCCCCAGGGGCAGGGGACGCGGGGCCGCTCCCGGTGGACCGCCACCACAGCAAGAAGCACCGCCCAGGGGCAGGGGACGCGGGGCCGGGACAACTCAACAGTCGGCCGGGACGGGACAGCAGACTCGAACCAGCGGCCGGACCCGCACCAGGTAGGTAAGGAGTAACATCAATGACTAATCCGCTGTCTGTTTACATCACCCCCAAGGAAGCCGCCCGACGTGCCCAAGTTTCCATTTCGACCTTACGGAATTGGTTGAACGATTCCAAGTCTTATCCGGGCCTGGGCATAAAAGTGGGGGGACGTTGGCGGGTATTTCCTGCCGCGCTCCAATCCCTAATTACTACCGGCGTTGTACTTGGAGGCAAAAAGTGATCAGACAGCGGACTTCTCCCCCCATAAAAGAGCAAGTCAAGGCACGCGCTAACCGAAAAACCGAAATACCCCGTGGACGGCGGGAAGAGGGGAATTGGGATAAGGTAGTAAGTACTGGATCCACCCTCTTGGACCTGGCTATTAGTGGGACTCGTGTTCGAGGGGGCGGGCTGGGAGGGGGCATTATTGTTGAGATATTTGGACCGGAAGCGGTTGGAAAATCGGTATTGATTGCCGAAATAATAGGGAGTGTCCAACGTATGGGAGGGGACACCTGGCTCAACGATACTGAAGCCCGTACCAACGTAGTATTTTTCAAGCTGTTTGGGGCAGAACTGGGGCCGGATAATCTGGCCACCATGCCCTCCATTGAAGAGACGTTCGACTTTATCTGTCGAGTATGGGACCCGAAAGGGGAAGGCCCGATACATGGCGCCTTTATTGATTCTATTGCCGACTTACTAACCAAGGCCGAATTGAACGGGGAAGCGGCGGACGGCGGGTACACCGGGGCGCGCAGGGCCGCCATGTTTTCCGAGAAATTCCGCCAGGCCGCTGCGGTTATCCAATCCAAAAATTATCTTATCGTGTGTAGTAACCAAATCCGGGAAAAACTGGGGGTTCAATTTGGTAAGAAAACCCAAGCGGCGGGAGCGGGGAAAGCCGTTCTACACGCCTTTTCTGTTAGATTGGAAATGGCGCGGGGTTCCCGAGTATACGCGGAAAAAACAATCCGGGGAAAGGTAATCAAAGAACCCATAGGAGTAGAAACCACCGTCACCGTCGAAAAGTCTTCTGTGGACAAGCCCTTCCGTTCCGCCCCAGTAATTATTACATTCGACTACGGAGTGGACGATGTTCAAGCCAACCTAAAGTGGTATAAACAGACTACCGGGGAAAACAAGTACTGGAACGGGGAACAATCTTTAGCCCGCGCTATCCAACGGGTGGAGGAACAAGGAACGGAAATGCAACTCCGGGAAGACGTGATTGGTTTGTGGGAAGAGATACAGGACGCCTTCCGGCCGGAACGAAAACCCAAAACCCGTTGGGATGGAGAATAATAAAAATGGCCCGAATCAAGATTTCCAGTGCTAAAGAGAAGGCCCGGTGGCTCCAAAAATGGGTGGCCGAACGTGTCGCCGGACTATTCGGCGTTCCCTGGGGTCCGGATACTGCCGTGTCCTCCAGAGGCATGGGGCAATCCGGCCCGGACGTTTGCCTGGTGGGGGAAATACGAAAACTTTTCCCTTACTCCGTGGAGTGTAAAAACGGTTCCTCAATCAACTGGAAAGATGGAGTACGCCAAGCCCGGAAAGCCTTGGAGAAGGAAAAAGACTTTAACCAGTGGCTTTTTTTCATCAAGGTTCCCGATTTCCAAAAGCCCGTGGTCTTCATGGACGCGGAAGAGTTTTTCCGTATTTACAAGGGGTATCACTACGGGTTAGCCGGGATAACCAAAGCCTTCCTGGTCGATAACTTAATCCAAGAGGAAGTCGAGGACATGGAGGAAGAGGTTAAACAACTCCCGTGTAACCAAACTATTACCAAGCGGGTAAGAACCGGCTGATGAAAGGGGGGATGTAGTATGAAGTAGTGCGGACAACGTGGTTTCTGCAGGACGTACGGACGGGGGAAACGTAACACGGACGGTCCCCCGTCCAAAACCTTCGGGGTATAAGATGATCAACGGTATAAAAATAAGAAACTTTCAAAACCACGAAAGCACCGCCCTTTCGCTATCTACCGGCGTGAATATAATTCAAGGCCCTTCGGATCATGGGAAATCTGCGATCATACGGGCAATATACTGGGTAGTGTTTAATCGCCCGTCCGGGGAAGAGTTTCGAGCCAATACCGGGGGGAATACCCTGGCAGAATTATTGTTGGATAGCTTCGAACTTTCCCCCGTCTCCATTTCTCGGGTCCGAACCGACAAGGACAATTACTACCGGATAAACCGGGAAGACCCTTTGCGAAGTTTTGGAACAACGGTTCCCGAAGGAATCCAGAATTTAATAGACCTCACGGAAGACAATTTTCAACTTCAAATGGATTCTCCCTACCTCTTAGCCGCCGAATGGACCCCGCAACGAGTATCCGCCAAGCTAAATCAAATTGCCGACCTTTCCCTAATCGACTCTTCCCAAGCCTGGTTAGCCCAGAAACTTCGCCAGGCCAACCGGGGATTGGAGACGGCGGAAAACGAGATAAACAAGTATCAGGAAGAGAAAGACCGCTTACCCGACTTGGTATTGTTAGACGCGGAAATAACGACGTTGGAGAAGATAGAGGCCGAACGGGATAGACTATACCAAGAACAGACTACCCTGACCCGGCAATTGCGAATCTATACTCAGGCTGAAGCAGACTTACAAGAAGTCCAAAAGCGGGACGGCTTGGAGGAACAGGCCCGAGAAATAATCAAGGCAGGGGAAACCCACGAAGGATTGGTAAAGGAGTATAACCAACTACGAACGGCCTTGGAAAAACTGGAGTTGGCGAAACAAGAATACCAGGAAGCCAACGTGGCCTGGGAAGGGTCCAAGGCTAACTTCGAAGCAGAATTCCCGGACGTATGTCCTTTGTGCGGGCAAGAGGTTCCCCAATGAAAATAATCCTGACTGGAGACATACACCTTACCGACCGGGCCCCCGTTGCCCGGACGGATAACTGGGGAGAAACGGTCCAGCGGAAGATAGATTGGTTGTTCTATTTGAAAGAACGATACTTGGAAAAGGGAACTACCTACCTATTGGACGCGGGGGATATGTTTGATAATGCCCGACCGTCTAACGAGTTAATTGCTTGGGCTATCGGAAATCTTCCGGCCTTCGACCTTACCCTACCCGGAAATCACGATCTACCCGGCCGGACCCTGAAGAATATCGGGAACACCGCCCAATCCATTCTTCATGAAGCGGGGATAATTTATCTTGTGGGGGCCGAAAATGGACTGAGACTGGGGGAAAATCTGAAGGTCTGGACCTTCCCCTGGGGGGTACTCCCTACGCCTTGCCCCGACACAAGCAACTACCAGGAAGATGGGATTTCACGAATAGCCGTTGCCCATATTCTTACCTGGTCAGGAAAAATACCCTGGGCTGGGATAGAATCCGATAGCGCAACCGATCTTCTCCACCAACTTACCGGTTACGATCTTATCTTGACCGGTCATAATCATAAAGCCTTCCACGCCCAAGAAGGAACCCGGTACTTGGTAAACCCCGGATCAATCTTTCGGCTTACCGCCGATGAGGCTGAGGCTACGCCTTGTGTTTACGTCTGGGATACCGATACCAACGAATTGATCCAAGAATTCGTACCCATAGAAAGCGGGGCGGTAACTCGGGAGCACATAGAACGAGTGGAGGAACGGGACGCAAGAATAGAAGCGTTTGCCGACCACCTGAACAAAGACTGGTTAGTGGAAACGTCTTTCGAACGGAACGTGGAAAACTATTTCTCCCGAAACCGGGGAGTGGACCCCCGCGTGAAGGAATTAGTATATGAAGCAATATCTTCTGGTAAGTGAAGAGGAAATCGTACTTTCTCCGGACGCAGCCGAACCGGGGGAACTCCCGCCCCGCTTTGTGTTTTGTTTCGTTCGGCCGTCCTGGATGGACCGAACTCTTTGCCGGGAGCGTAGTCAGTGGGAAACTACTCAGACGGAAGACCCGTATATTTGTTGTGGTTGTACGGATTGGAGAAAGGAAAACCAAGATGAGAAAGCGATTCGGGGAATCATCGCAGAATATAAACTCCCAATTAACTGCCCGTCTTCTGGGTCTAAAAGAGCGGGTAGACAAGAATTCCCAACTCTGCCAATACGCGGCCGGACGGCTCCAAGCCGCAGAGGACGGTCTCACTGAATTGAAGCATACCCCCAAGTCAGCCCAGAAACGATTGGGGGACTTGGAAATCCTTATCCGGGATACCGAGAAGCAGCTGGCTGAAGGAATAGACCAACTGGATAAAAAGTGGAACCTGTGAACACCGCCCCGTTACATGACTACCGGCGAAAGTTGGAGCAACTTCGAGGACGGCAAGACCATCTTACCGAAGCCATTCAGAAATCTCAGAAATTAGCGGCCGGACTCCGCCAAGAAATAATCGAGACGGAACAGGCCCAGGTAATAATCCAGGAAATAGCGGAACGGACTCAAAAGGAAATCCAATTTCACATTGAAGAGATAGTAACGACGGCTCTGGAAGCGGTTTTTGATAACCCCTACTCCTTCCGGATGGACTGGTCTATAAAACGGGGTAAGGTAGAATGCGCCTTCTACCTGGAGCGGGACGGTAAGCGGTATACCCCGCTATCCTCTGTTGGAGGTGGGGTAATAGATGTGGCTTCGTTTGCCCTACGAATCGCTATGTGGTCGTTACAGCGGCCCCGCTCCCGACCGGTAATTATTTTGGATGAGCCGTTCCGATTCTTGAGCCGGGACTTACAACCCCGAGCAGCATCCATCGTTAAGACGCTATCCGACCGGCTGGGGATACAATTTATCATCGTTACCCACTCCCCGTTTTTCGAACAGGCAGCAGGAAGCGGGGATAAGATTTTCCAATTCACCGAGGAAGGAGTTATAGAGAAGTGAAAACCGTAGCAATTATCCAAGCCCGGATGGGCTCCACGCGGTTCCCTGGGAAGGTATTGTACCCCCTGGGGGACTACCCGGCGTTGGTTCAAATGATCCGGCGTTTATCCTTCTGTAAAACGCTGGATGAAATCTGTGTAGCCATCCCGGATACTGAAGCGGATTCCGCCATAATCGACACCGTCCGCCGGTACTCGGTAACGCTCTATCCCAATATATCTCTGTCCTTCCATCGGGGAAGCGAACAGGACGTGTTGAGCCGGGTAACGGAAGCGGCTAAAATCCGGGGAGCGGATAAAATAGTGGACCTGACTGGAGATTGTCCTTTGGTAGACCCGGCCCACGTGGATTTGCTGGTAGAAAAAACAGTGGGGCCGTTAGTGTTTTCTTCCAATATTTACTCCCTTCGGACCTGGCCGGACGGCTTTGACGTTCAGGTCTACCCCTTCCGACTTCTGCTTCAACTTCACCAGGTAATTCACCCAGAGGATTCCGCACGGGAGCACACCGGGTATCATATCCCGCGTATGTTCCCCCAGTTGTCTTACTACAACTACCTGACCCCCATATCCCTCTATTGCTCCGGGACGCCTTTAGACCGTTGGGGATTAACCCTGGATACTCCGGCGGACGGAATTCTATTGGACCTTATATTCCACGAATTCCGTGACCGTCCGGCCTTTTCCGCCCAGGACGTTATCTTGTATCTTCACTCCCGCCCGGAACTTCTCCGGATCAACCGAAAAGTCCCCCGCAAGACCCCCGTGGAGGTAACGTTATGATACCGATGAACGCCTTAATCGTTGGTTGCGGAAGTATCGGGGCCTGTAAACCCGACCTGTACGACTTCCGTGACCGGACTCCGGCCCTGACTCACGCCCACGCCATGCGGAAGCATTCCTGGATTCAAGAAATAGGCTTCGTGGACGTGGACTTCAACAAGGCCAGGCAAGCCGCCTGTAAATGGAAGGGAACCGCTTTTGAAACCCTCGCGGACGGACTGGACAAACTCCGGCCCAGCCTGGTGACTATCGCCGTACCGACGGAAGAGCACTACCAAGTTTACCAAGCGGCATTGGACTTGAGCGAAAACCAGGCTATGATAATCCTGGAAAAGCCGGTGGGGGTAAACCTACAGGAAGCGGAAGGAATCGAACGACTGGCCAATCACTACGGAAATCTTACCATGGTGAACTACAGCCGGAACTATCTACCCGCCTACCGTGGTCTGAAAGCCGATCTTCTTGAAGGTCGGTACGGGGAAATTCAGTCCTGTCGCCTGTTATACGGCCGGGGTCTTTACCGGGAAGCCAGCCACTTTCTGGCCTTGGCCGTGGAATGGTTCGGAATGTTACTGTCCTCCCAGGCTATTTTTGGGTCCGAGATATACGACTTAGGGAAAACGGGGAGTACCCCGGACTTTAGCACCGGCGCGGTCCTTGTATTCCAAAAATGTCCGTTGGTATACCTCCAACCCGTCGATGGTCGGGACTTTTCCATATTCGAGATTGAAATAATTACCTCGAAAAGTATCCTGCGTCTCGTGGAGCACGGAAAGTATCTTTACCAATACCCCTTAATTCCGGAACCGATATATGGAAATTATTCCACCGTGTCTTCTGAACCGGCAATCCGGGACATGCGTCTGGAAAAGTCCTTGGATTACTTGTACGAGACGGCGGGACGGCTCTGGTCGGACCCCGAAGCAAAAGACCTTTCCCAATTCGTAACCCTTGAATCGGCGGTGGAAGTCCAAAGAATCCTCCACCGAATTTGGCCCAGATAGGAGAAAAACCATGATAAGCAAAAGAGAAGAAAGACCGGCAATAATGGGAGGGCCTAAAGTCCGAACAATCACCTTCCCTTCCCAAGACACCATCGGACCCCTCGAACAAGACTCGGTAATCCGGGCCCTGACCGGTCGGCTGTCCGGCTATCAGGGGAACTGGTCCAACCACTTTTACGGCGGACCTTTCATTCAGGAACTGGAGCAAAAGTGGCGGGGGTACTTCCGTGTCAAAAACGCTATCCCTTGTAACTCCGCTACGTCCGGCCTCCAGATAGCCTTGGGAGCTATCGGTATCCGACCGGGGGATGAGGTCATTGTTTCCCCTTACTCCATGACCTGTTCGGCCACCGCTCCCCTGGTTTGGAGCGGGATTCCCGTGTTTGCGGATATTGAACCGGGGCAGTATTGTCTGGACCCCGTTTCCGTCCGCTCCCGAATTACCGAGAAAACCAAGGCCATAATCGTGGTAGACCTTTTTGGACAATCCCACGACGTGGAAGCCTTCAACGCTATCTCTCGGAAATTCGGTATACCGGTAATCGTGGATTCCGCCCAGGCCTTGGGGGCGAAATTCCCGCTTTCCGGGCCGCTTAACTTACCCGACCGGCCGGAAAAGTCGGGGCACTGGCGATACCACGCCGGTACCGGTTCCACTATCGGGGTTTACTCCTTCAACTTCGGGAAGCATATAACGTCCGGGGAAGGCGGAATGATCGTCACGGAGGATGAAGGATTGGCCTTTCGTTGCCGGCTTCTCATGAACCACGCCGAAGCGGTTATCCACGACATGCGAATTCCCGTGCCCCCAATCGCCCGAAGTGCCCCCCAGGATATGTGGGGGTTCAATATGCGGATGACGGAACTGTCGGCCGCACTCTTAATCCCTCAACTGGACCGGCTGGGCCTTCTTCTCCAACGTCGGCTAAATAATGTAGCCTACCTGGAAAGCCTTATTCAAGGGAACGGTCTACCCATAGCCTTCCCGCGTCCCCGAGCGGAAGGTTACTCCCATGTATTTTACGTTCATCCGATGGAGTGGGAGCGGGAAAAGGCCGAAGGGCTAAACCGGGAATTGTTCGTGGACGCGGTAAAGGCGGAACTGTCCCCGTTGGAAAACCGCCTTGATGAAGGCGTTCCCATGGGTTACGGTTATATTACTCCGATCTACCTGATGCCGATCTTCCAAAAGAAGGTACAGGCCGACCCCCGGAATGTTTCTTACTTCCCTGGTTCCTGCCCGGTCTGCGAGGAAACCTGGGCCAATCGCCTTTTCCTCCACCGGTTTATTGGGCCTACAGCGGAAGGAATCGGGCAGACCCACATCGAGGACGTGGCCCTGGCTTTCCGGAAAGTCTGGAAACACCGGGAAGCCTTGATTAAGTGGGACCGCTCCCTTTATTCCGAACAACGCAAGTCCTCCCACGACGGCGGACCCAGGGAGAAAACCTCATGACCATGTTACCGATCTACCCGGTTTGGATGCTGGATATTGGTTCGAACCACAACCGCTCCCAGTTTCGTATACGACACCTCATAAAAAAGGCGGTAGAATTGGGGGTTCACGCCGTAAAGTTTCAGCTGTTCGATGAAAACCTATACCGGACTTCCTACGGCGCGGAACGGCAGGTTATGAAGGAGCGGAAGTTAAATCCGGCCGACCTTCCGTTCATTCGGGAAGTCTTGGATGAGGAAAACAAACGGCAGGGACATTCTACCCGACTCTGCGTTACTCCCTTCTCCCTCAAGTACGTTGAATGGGCCGCTAAGTTTGCCGATTGGTTGAAGGTTGGGTCCTACGAAGTGACTTACCTACCGTTGGTGGAAGCCGTCCTTCACCAAAGGAAGCCCACGGCGGTGTCTTTGGGTATGACCTCTATGGAAGAGATATTGGCTATACGGGATGCGGGGGAAAAGGTCTACAACGATTTAGCCCGGTATGGAGTTAATACGGACCCCCTAACTTGGTTACTCCTTTGCAACTCCAACTATCCGGCACCGGTTCAGGATTCGGTAGACTTGATACAATGTATTCCCGCTTTCCGGACGTTAATGGGCCTTCCCTATGTGGGATGGTCGGATCACACGAAAAGCGTGGACGTGGTGAACTACGCGGTAAGGATGGGCGCCAACATAATTGAGTTACATGTTGACCTGGACGATCAAAAGGGGGTGGAATTTCCCCACGGTCATTGTTGGACAATGTCGGAATTGAAAAACCTTTTCCGAGCTACGGAATTAGTAACCATCCGAATATGGGAAAGTGTTTCCTATATTTTTAATTTGCAACGGAGTAAACAACCCCTTTTCCTGCGGACGGATTCTGACGGCCAACGTCCTATGCGAACAGGGGAAGACCTGGAACGGGAATTGGAGGAATAAATGAACTGGAGCGATACCGAAATTTTGATCACCGGGGGAACCGGTTCTTTGGGTCGGACCCTGGTGCGGATGTTGTTAGACCCGGAATCTATTCCCAAGGTCCGGGGGGTCCGGATTTATAGCCGGGATGAATTAAAACAATGGGAACTACGACGGGAACTTGAACGGGACGGCTTACTGGACCGGGTATCCTTCCTAATTGGTGACGTCCGCGACAAGGACAGGCTACGGCGTGCCGTCGAAGGCGTGAATGTAATTATACACACCGCCGCTCTTAAACAGGTGCCTTCGTGTGAGGGCAACCCCCTCGAAGCGGTCAAAACGAATGTTCTGGGAGCGGCCAACGTAGTAGACGCGGCCGTGGATTGCGGGGTGGACGCGGTAATGAACGTGTCTACCGATAAGGCGGTCAATCCGGTCAACCTTTACGGGGCCACCAAACTCTGCGCGGAAAAGGTTTTTCTCAACGCCAACGTCTACTCGAAAGGCCGGGGACTCCAACGGAAACCCCGTTTTTCCTGTTGTCGGTAC